TCGTCTGTTTGAAACAGTTTTGGCAACGTCATGTTACGGGCCCGAAGAAGACCCCGACGCAGGGTCGCAAGGCTCATGCGCCCGAAGCCCCCGTCGAGGTCGACCCCCATCGCCCGGGCGACGATGGCTGCATTCTCATTCGCGAAGTTCACTTGCGGACGCTGATCGAGCTCGACCCGCTCGACACCATGACCGCCGCACTGTGGACAACTCGGGTCGGCATGCGAGCGCAGCGCGCCCCAATTGTCGCTTTCACTCCGATACAGCGCGCCCCACTCGGGGGCCATCTGCGCACACAAGCACGGCTCGATCCTCGAACCACGATCCGCGACCACATCGACAATGAAACTGATCGACATGTTCAGAGCATAGCGGGCGCCCGCTTCAACGCAACCACTTTTCACTCATACTTGAAGCCGGCCTGAACAAGCAACTTTCCGACCTTCGACGTTTCGGGCGGTAAGTACGCCCCGAGCGCAAGCTTGATACCCGACAGAAACTCAGCGGGCACACCCGACGAAAGAGCGCGATCGCCTACAAGCCGAAGCAAAACACGTTTCGGAACCGTCACACGGCGCCCCGCAAGCGCCTTCGCCTTCGCGACCGTCGCCTTCTTCCTGCCCGTCGCCTTCGCCTGACCGACGAGCTTGTCGAGCCGCGCGATCTGTTGTCCCGGTTCGATGCCATGAAGTTCGGCCGCCGCCGAAGCACTGATATCGCCAGCGGCGACCGCCCGCTTCACCTTCGGGGTCAGTTCAGCGACCTTCGCCCACGTTCGGATCGCAGCGACTGACACACCGAACGCCACAGCGGCGTCACGGTAGTCGTTGCCGTTCCTGTGTAGTAAGCGCATGCACTTTTCGGCCTTCGTCAGCGTGTCATCGTCGCGCCGAATCTCATTCAGCGAGATGGCAAGCTTCCCCATGTAGACGTCGTCGCCCGACTCGGAAAGCGCCGGCACACGCACAAGAGGTTCACCTTGTTTCTTCAGCCGCCTATTCGCTTCTCGGGCATGCAAGACGCGCCGCCGCCCGTTCACAACTTCGTAGCCCTTTCCGCCCTTCCGAACGGTGATCGATTCCTTCACGCCGACAGCCATGATGTTCAGAATCATGGGTTCGTCGAGCGGTAGCTTGATGCGTTCATCCCACAGTTCGTGTTCGGGGCCGTCTTTCGTGTCGAAGCCGATGATCACGAGCGCTTCAGGCTCGAACCGCAATAGGGTCGCGCGTTTCACGGGCATGACTGAACAGGTCGCCTTTCTTCAAAAGCCGACAAAAGCTCTCCCCTCGTAAGAACGAGAGATTACCCAGAACGAGCATGAAGGCAACAAAATGTTCAGAATGAAATACAGGTGTGCGCTTTCGCCCCATAGCTAACGAGCCATGGGCGAAGATGCTTCTCGCGCACCCGCTTCGAGCTCAGCCGGTCATTTCCGACGGGCGCTGAACGTCGGTGCCAGACAGCGGGCTATACCGTTTCACGCCGCGAAACCGCTTCATCTCGCCGACCTTCAGCGGCTTGGCGAACAGAATGAAGTCGCCAATCACTTCGGCTTCACCCTTCACCGCTCGGTGTGCCTGAAGCTCCTTGGCGACCGCGAGAGCACGCTTCGTCGGCTTGCCCGCCGTCGCTACAGCGTAGTAGCCGGGGTGACGTTGCTTACCCTTGCGCTCGACCTCTTTCGAGGCCGCGGCCAGCGTGACATGACCGAACCGCGCGATCTGTTCCTGCACAATTTCATTCTCGCGACCCGTCAACACGACCTCGATTTCGGGCACGAACGCCCCGAAGACGACCGCCGCCGGGCGCTTGCCTGTTCCGCCGCAATCGGGGCAGATGTGGCGCGCGGCCACTTCGCGATCCGCGTCGAACTTCTTCGGCTGTCGCATCCAGTAGTTATATGCGCGATAGTCCATGCGCACGCCGTCAGTGCGCAGCACATAACCGCCCGTGCCACACTCGTAGACGCCGTGACCGTCGCACAACTCACACTTCGCCATGACGGCCCGAGCCCGAGCGATCCGCGCTTCCCGAATTTCGACGATTCTCGCCTTACCCCGGGGCGTCTCGTCGTCATCGGCGTACCGATGCCGCACAACGTCAGCTTCGGCCTGCCACTTCGCGATCCTGCCCGACCACATCCGACACTCGGAGCATTCGACCTGCCCCATGCATGTATCACAGCTGTAAGCCTCGCCGTCGTCGTGTGCGACGAAGACGACAGACCCCGGCTCATACAGCGCGTTCGCCATACCGATCCCGGGAAGTCGCTTCGAGACGCCAACCTTGCGCACCTCGTCGACGTATTCCGAAATTGTCTCGTAATTGTCCGCACCGACCCACATCAAATAGCTATGTTGAATCCGCATACCAATACCCCTATACTTCCTTGCTTCAACGATAGCACTTCGCTTCAACGAGTCAACCATTCAGGCAAAACTTCTTGATACCGAAGAGCCTGTCAAGCCCGTATTCGTCGATCAGCGCGTTCGCCGCGGAATGGTTGCCCGTCTCTTGGTTCACAATCGCGAGCACGATGCCGATCGCGGGCTTCGGGGCGTTCTTCGCCACGTCCACGATCATCGCGCGCAGGCGTTTCCGCGCTTCCCGGATCGCTTCCGGCTCTTCGGGCGCCGACTGACCGCCGCCGTTCTCGTTGGCGGGTAGGTGACTGCCCACCTTGACGGCGCCACTCTCGACCCCACGGGCCCGCTTGCGGCGCTCGCGAAGCGCGACACGCCGCCCCTTCGACTCGACATCCTGACCGAGTCGTGGCGCCAGCGTTTTCGGAACCGCGCGACGTAGTTTCGACATGGGGCCCCTTCGTTCAGTCGATGGTCATCCGGGCAATCAGCGCGAAGTCGACGTAGTCGCTCGGGTCGCCGTTCAGCTCGACCCGCGAAGGCACCTCGCGAGGCTCGCCGTTGACCTCGATTTCGCGCATCGCGAGCCCCGTGAAACGGCCTTCTCGATGCACGCCGTCGGTCGTCTCAAGATGCACGTTACGACCGATTGCGGTCACCACATCGTCAATCCATTGACCCGCCCTGATCTTCTTCTTTTTCATCGATCCGGCCTTCTTCTTTTCGCCAACATGCGACACTGCAATACAGCTTCACAGCGCGCGGAACTTCCGCGTCGCAGCCATCGGCCGCGCAAATTGCCACGCCGAACACCGTCACAACACCGCCCAGTCGCAGACGACTGAACTCGCCTCGTTCCGGCCCGCTCATGTAGGGCAAGTCGCTGAACTGAAGCCAGCCGCGGCCCGTCACAATCGAACCGGGGTCGCGCCGGTCTGATGTTGATACCGACTACCAAGGCCGCATGAACCATACGGCCGATTCGCAGGTCGCACACACTCGCCGAACGCGAGCTGACAGATCGGCATCGTCGGCCGCAAGCGAATCGGGCTTGGCGAGATGTTGAACAGCTCTAACGTCAGTTGTCCGACAAAGCCGGGGTCGACGAAGCCGGCGGTGACATGCACCGCAAGACCCATGCGCCCGATGCTACTTTTCCCTTCAAGACTCGCCCACACACCGCGTCCAAGATGCACCCGCTCGATCGTCGTCCCGAGCACGAGCTCGCCCGACTTCAGTTCGAGATAGCTGTCACGATTCGTGCCGACGTTCTCGTGATAGCTCGGTACGACACGGTCGCGCATGTCGACGAAAGCGGTCGACCGGAACCGCACGAAGTCAGCCCCGAGTCGCAGATCGATCGAGGCCGGTTGAAATTGCCACGGCTCGACCGGCTCGACCCGGATCCAGTTGTGGCACACGCTCGGCTCGCGCCGAAGTGCGTCTTGAATGTCGAGGTCAGAGTAAGTCACTCGGCTCGATCCTTTCTCGAAATAGCTCGCGCAACCCTGATGTCAGACAACATGCACCGACGGACCTTCGGGCTGTTACTCTGTCGCAGCAAGAACGAAGGGTGATAAGTCACGACCCCGCGGCACGACCGTTGCAAGCCAAGCTCGACCGCAACTGGCATGCCTCGCCACGGCCCGATCGACGTGACCCCCGCGAGCTTCGCAGCGGCCGTCAGCCCGAGCATGAGCACGACGACAGGGTTGACCGTCCGAAGCATGTCGAGCGTTCGAGGTCGACACGCCGCGAGCTCGTCACGCTTCGGCATGCGACCCGCTGGCGCCCGACAACCGACCATGTTTACAAAGCACACATCGTCGAAAGAAACTTTCGCCTCGACCAAAAGCCCGTCAAGCAACTTGCCAGCCGGCCCGACGAACGGCACCCCGCGCACGTCTTCTTCGCGCCCGGGCGCATCGCCGACGATGGCCATACGAGCGTCAGGGTTGCCGCGATAGAACACGACCCGCGACCGCGAATGAGACAGCGCGCAATCGGTACAGCTGCGCCACGACAGCGAGAGCTGTTCGAGCCTCTTTCGCTTGGCATCAACTTCGCTCACTGCCCTAGCCTCAGAATTTCAAGGAGCTCGGCCGCGCTCGACAAGCTTCGAAATTTGTACACCCGAAGTAGACGGATCACCTCGTCTCGATCAAACGACACCGGCACCGGGCGCACGCGCACGTCGTTCTTCACCGTCGTCAGGCGCAAGAACAACTCGGCCTTGTCTGCGTCGCGCTGAACAACCGCCCGGAAGCGCTCAGCGACCGGCCACATGTCATCATTCGCCCGCGAGCACTCGACGATCTTCGCAATCGTCCGAAACCGCGCGACCAGCGCCGCCGCCGTCTTCTCGCCGATCCCGGGCAAGCCCGGGATCCCGTCGCTACTGTCGCCCCCGAGCGCCTTCATCACAGGCAGGTCACGAGGTCGCACGCCATAGCGACGCAAGACAGCCGGCGCATCGTAGATGGTATCGCCCGCGCTTCGAAAGCCCGGTGAAACAATCGTGATACCGGGCCCGGCAAGCTGACGCAAGTCGGAGTCGCCAGTGTAGACGGTCACCTTCACGCCGTTTCTCTGCAACGCGAACGCCAGCGTCGCGATCACGTCGTCGGCCTCGCACCCGACCCCGTAGTATTGGCGCACGCCAGCGTGCGACAGAAGCTCGTTCAGTCGGCCTTCGCTCGCGACGACCTCGCGCGACAACTCTTCCTGTGCTGGCGTCGCCTGTTCGGTGCGCTTGCGCTTGTATTCCGGCCACAGCTTCAGGCGAAAATTGTTGCTGCCTTCCCATGCCACGATAATCGGTGCGCGGTAGCGCGACCGAATGCGCAAGAGGCCCGCGACGAACCCGTACATGCCGCCCGTGCGAATCTCTTCGCCGTCGACGTGCGCGGTCAGCTCACTGAACGCATCGGCATTGCGCCAAAGTAAGTTCTTGCCGTCGACGATCGTGGCCTTCATCGCCTACACCCGCCGCCAAATCTCTTCGAGCTTGGCGATCTGTTCGACCGTCAGCGCTCGTCGGTCACTGAGTCGATCTTCAACGCTTTCGATAAACTCGCCTTCCCATTGCGAGAGCGGCATGAAATCGCCAAGCGCGCCTTCAGCCGCTCGGATGTCGTCGATCATTTCTTGTTGGCGTGTTCGGCCCATCGTTCATGCGCTCCGGTGAGCCTCTTGCGTGTTTGCTTCAGCGGGTCGCCCTAAGTAGCGCAAGCGAGGCGCGTTCGCTTAGGCGATTTTGCGCGACGAGCAAACCGACCACGCATCGCCCATTGCCACACAACCGACTTGGGCCATACGGCCCGCGCGGATTCCGAATCCACTCTCGCCCGAGCACGTTGACCGGGAACGCCTTCGTTGCACGATTGAACACCTGAATTTCCTTCACATGCAGCGACGACAGCCGGATCAAGCCCTTCCGCAAGCGGTATTCGGTCCAAATCATCTGCGCGAGCCCGAACGCATCAGCCAAGTCTTCCGAGGTCTGACGCGACGGCTTGCCTCGACCTGAGCTCGTCGCGTTGCACGCGCCAAAGTCAGCGCCCCAACGTTCGAACACACTGCGTTCAATCAGGTCTTTCTGTGCAGTAGCGTCATGTGCGACGAACAACTTGACAGCGATCGGATCGTGCAAGCGATAGCGCACACCGTGCGCCCACATGAGCCGACGCGCCTGCCCGCCGATTTCTCCGAGATAGTGCGCGCCCTGATCTGCCCCGATCGCGTAGTCTTCGAGCCCCACGTAACCAACCGGGGTCGCGAACGCCGTGCGCTCGATCCAGCGGCTTACCCAATCAAGCCGGATGATCGAGCGCACCTGCCTGTCGGGCTGACGCGTTGTCGTTGGCAACTCGACCCGGGCGCCATGTTTCTTCGAGCGCGCGACACTTCCTGCCTTGTCGGAATAGAACCAGAAGTCGTCGAGCTTGCCGTCGCGCAACTGTACGATTGCGCCGTGATTCAAGCTGATATCCCAACCTTGAACGAAAATCGGCTTCCTACGCACGCGCCCTCACATAGCCCGCTCCAACCGCGACACGCCGCGCTCCTTGATCACGATCAACGTCCGTTCGAACGCTTCCGCGAGGTCCGGATCGTGCGAAATTAGAAAGATGCTTTCGCGCTCCTTGCGAAGCGCCTGCAAGAGTTCGACGACCCGCTGACGCCCCTCGTCGTCGAGGCCGTCAAGACACTCGTCGAGACACAGAATGTTGACGTGCGAGCCTTCGCGCGTTCGCACAAGATCCATCAGCGCGAAGTTCGTCGCGATTTCCATCTTCTTCCACTGCCCGCCGCTCGGTGGGTAGCCCTCGATCCCTTCGATCTTCCACGCGATGCCGATTTCGTCGCGCATCTCGCCGCCCTTCAGCTCGCGTTGCGTGCTGAAATGAATCACGATGTCGCCGCCCGACAGCGTCATCAGGTAGTGATTCGCCCGATCGGTCAGAAGCGGCATGACCGAGTCGAGAGCGAACGACGGTATACCTGTCGGCCCGAAGCCGCGAACCCAAAACGTGAGAAGTTCAAGCTCAGCCGTCAGCCGACGCGCCGCCGCTCGCGCGGCCTTCCGCTCGACCTTCAACGCCCGCACCTTCTCTCTCGCCTGCACATAGGGCGCAAGGTGCGGATTCGGCGCATCTCGGATCACACGAGCCTCATCGGCCTTCTCAGCCGCCCGGGCGACGAGTTCGCGCACGCGCGCTTTCGCCGTGTCGAGGCCGTCGAGTTCCGCCCGTGCGCGCGCACGACGTTCCGCTGTGCGGCGCTGACCGTCTTCAAGCTCAGCGACACACCGCTCGGCCGCCCGCTCGGCCTTGGCGGCCCCCTGTTCGCCCTGTTCGGCCGCCCTGAGTTCGGCCGCCAACTGGTCGCCCCGGGCCAGCAAGCCGGCCCTGTGAGTCGCAGCATGACCCTTCGACAAGTCGCCCGTGCATACCGGGCACCGATCGCCCTTCAGCTGTGCGAGCGCGCCCGTCTGTGAACGCAACTCCGCATTCAGATTGGCCTTGACATCAGCCGCGGCCCGTAGTTCGACCCGCGCCTTCTTCCTGCTCTCGTTGGCGTGCCCGATGGCCGCCCGCGACGCCGCAAGCTCGACCTCGACCCCCGCGAGCTCGTCACGAAGCGCTTGCGCATCGATCGTCGACCCAGCGGCCTTGGCCTTCTCGCCAAGCGCCCGCGCGTCTTCGGTCAGCTCTCGCACCCGCGCTTCAACCTCGTTGGTGTGACTGTCTCTGCGCGCCCGAAGCGCCGTCAGGTCGTGTTCGCCGATTCGTTGCGTCAGCCGCTCAGCGTCAGCGCGCGCGCCGTCGCGTTCCTTCTCGACCGTGAGTCGCCGCCGCTTCGCTTCGACGTGACAGAGCTCGAAGACGCCCGTACCAAGAATGCGATGAAGGATCCCCTTGCGCTCGCTATCCTTCGTCGTCGGATACACGAAGCGGTCACGGTCGCCCTGCCCGTATAGCACCGTGTTTCGGAAGCCTTGCCAATCGACACCGATCAACGCGTTGATCGCCCGTTGCAGGTCGGCCTTCGACGCCGACACGGGCGCGCCGTTCTTCTCGACATACAGCTTCGGGCTCTGTTTCCAGCGCTCGCGAACGACACGGTAAGCGTCAGCCCCGTCTTCGAGTTGCAACGTCACCCGCGCGCACTTCGCGCCCCGGCGGATCACACGGTCACCCGCTTCGCCGTCGATGGCCTCGCCATACAAGCCCCAACCGAGCGCCTTGAACAGGCCCGACTTACAGGCGCCGTTCGACGTCGCCGCTTCGGTGTCGCGATTGTCGCCGATGACGAAAACGAGCCCTTGCTTCGCAAGCTTCATCGTGAAGCCCTCGAAGCCGGCGAAGTTCTCGCCAGTCATGTCGATCAGCCGCGCCATTCGCCCTCGACCACGCCGAAGATGTCGCGCCCTAGTTGCCGGAGCGCCTTCGTGTCAAGCCCGCTCGTGTCGACCTCGACCGCCTCGACGTAGCTCGTCACCATCCTTCGAGGCGTCAGCACCTCGATCGCCCCGCTCTTCGATGGTAGCCGCGACACGTGATGATACACCGGCTCGTGAACCCAACTCGCCCGAAGCCCCTGCGCCGTGAGCGCTTCGACATAGCGCGTCGCCGCATGCTGGCGCTTCACGAGCTTCGCGTGTGTACACCGCACAATCACCCGCACGTAGTCGCCCGGGCGCGCCGTGAGCTTCGCGCATGCGTCGCCGTCAGCGAAGCTCACCGTGTGAAAGCGCGGACAACCGCCGCCGATGAAAGCTTCTTTCCGCACGCCCGACCGCCGAAATTCCATGACCCAAAAGCCGGCCGGTCGCCCGACGTCGTCAAACCTGTGATGCATCGGGGCGCCCAAGTAGCGCCCATTGCGCCCGAACCGCTGTGGATCGTGAAAGTGCCCCGAGAGCACGTGATCGAAGTGGTCGGTCAGCTCAGTCGGATCAAGGCCCTGCCCTTCTTCGCATGTCCAGCCGCTATGCGTGCACCCCACGATCGAGTTGTGCATAAGAAGCACATTCGTCGCGCCCCGCTTGAGTTTCATCGCCTTCAGCGCCTCGCGCGTTCGCTCGATCGGCGAGAACTCTAGCGGCCAAAACGAGAGCCACGGCCGCGGGCTAAACACCGCGCCGGTTTCCATGTACTGACACCCCTTGATCTCCGACAGCGCCTCGACCGTAAAGCGTTCGCCGCGAGTGTTCACGCCGTCGTGGTTGCCCGGCACGACAAAGAGCGGAACCGGAGCGCGCCCGAGCGCGCGAAACGTCTCGGTCAGAGTGATGGCATCGGTGCGACTATGGTCGAACAGATCGCCCTGAACGAAGATCGCTTCACAACGCGCCTTCGACGCCGCGCTGAACACGCGCCCCCACAATGCAAGCTGATCAGCGAGACGATCGGTCACGCCCCGCGCGTCAGTTTGCTTCGCATGTGGCAACGAGTTCGACATGTGAATGTCGCTGATGTGAAGTGACCGATAGGCTTCGACTGGCGCCTTCATGCTGCAAGTTCCCATCCCATGCGCTGACACAACACCTCGACGAGCTTCGCACGCAACTTCGGCCGCGCCCGAAGTGTGTTCGCCGCCGCCGCGTAGCCCTGCCCGAGCTCGACCTTCCCGATGATCAGATGGCCCTGTTTGACCTTCCGCACGAGGCCCATCGCTTCGAGCTGAAGCACAAGACTGTGCTCATAGTCGATACCGCGCGCCCAGTAAATCGCGAACCGCGCCTTCTTGAACGGGGGCCCGATCTGGTTCTTGCGGCAATCTGTCTCGACCAGACTACCGACCTTCGTCTTCGCGCCGTCTTTCTCGGTGCCCACGCGAGTCACATACACGATCAGCGAAGCAAAAAACCGCGGCGCGTTGCCGCCGGCCATCTCTTCGTCATTTCCAAACATCACATTCATTTTCTTGCGCACCTGTGACACGAACACGAGCGCGACGTTCTCACTCGCAAGGCTCTCACAGATGCCCGGAAGCTCTTCGGACCAGATGCGCGCTTCGGTCGGGTAGCGCTTCTTACCCGTCGGCGTTTCCAACGTCTCGAACGCCTTACAGGCGTTCAGCGAGTCAACAACGATGACGAACGGCACCGGGGCCTTCGTCTTCTTCCGAATCTCGCGCGCGCGCCGAATGGTCGCCCGAATCTGCGTCACGACGTCTTCGAGCGTCGGCGTCGCTGGCGTCACGAGCCTCGACAGGTCGACCCCGAGCTTCTGAGCATAGTCGGGATCTAACTTGTGCTCCTTGTCCAGAAACACCGCCACGCCCCCGCGGCGCTGTGCTTCCGCGCACAAGTGAAGAGCGATCGTCGTCTTGCCCGACCCTTCCTTGCCATGCAGGATCGCGACCCGCGACAGCGGGAACCCGCCGCGCCCGATCGCCGCGTCGAGCGTCGCCGAATGCGTCGACAACACGCCGCGCACGCGCTTCCGAAACGCCACTTCGCCCAAGACCCGAACCGGATGTGTGACCGCCTTGTCGGCCTGCATGCCGGCGAGATAGTCCGCGATCACATCCGACGGCGACTCTAGTCGCGCCTTCCGCTTCGACGTTTTCGGTTTCTTCGGCATAGAAAAAGGGGCCGCCCCGCACTGGCTCGGCCCCGTCGTTCCTTCAACTGAGCACCGCGACCTACTTCTTGCCCTTCTTCGCGCCCTTTTCCTTCAGCTTAGCCTTCAGCTTGGCCTTCACCTTGTCGGCGGCCTTGTCCTTGCCAGATGGCTTGACCTTGGCCTTGACGTCGCCCTTCTTGCTCTTCTTGGGGGCGGGCGGATCGTCATCGTCTTCTTCGAGCCCAGCAAGGGCCTCGTCGAGGTCGTCGAGGCCCAAGTCGTCGTCATCGTCAGACGCCTTGCCCTTCTTCCCCTTCTTGGCCTCTTTCACCTTCTTCGCCTTCGGCTCTTCGGCCTTCTTCTTGCCCTTCTTGGCCTTCGGCTCGTCGTCTTCGTCATCGTCTTCGTCGGCCTCGTCGTCGTCGGCCTCGTCGTCTTCGTCGGCCTCGTCGTCGTCTTCGTCGTCGTCTTCGTCGTCTTCTTCGGCGGCCTTCGACTTCGAGCCCTTGGCGCTGGCGCTCTTGGCGCCCTTCTTGGCCTTCGGCTCGTCGTCTTCTTCGTCGTCGTCTTCGTCGTCGGCTTCGACGTCGTCATCGTCGTCTTCATCGTCGTCTTCGTCTTCGTCGTCGGCGGCCTTCGACTTCGAGCCCTTGGCGCCCTTCTTGGCCTTCGGCTCGTCGTCATCGTCGTCGTCATCGTCGTCGACCTCGACGTCATCGTCGTCTTCGTCGTCGTCTTCTTCGTCATCCTTCGACTTCAACTTCGCGCCCTTGGCGTTCTTGGCCTTGGGTTCGTCGTCTTCGTCGTCGTCTGCGCCTTCGTCGTCGTCGAGCTCGTCTTCGTCGTCGAGTTCGTCTTCGTCGTCATCTTCGTCGTCGTCGGATCGCTTGCTGCCCTTCGCCTTCTTCATGCCGGCTCTTCCCTTTCCTGCCTCGTCGTCGTCATCGTCGTCAGCGTCATCGACCTCGACACCCTTGATGATAGCTGTCACCTCGTCAGGTGATCGGATCATGTTCCCGACCACGCGGAACAAGTCACACTCGCCGTCTTCTGTCATGGCCTTCGCGACCGCCGCCCGAACGACCTTCGGCAACTTCCGCGGCGCCTTCGATGTCTCGGGATCGACCTTCACTTCGTACTTCGTCTGACGACCCTTGCCGCTCTTGATGATACGTATCAACACGGCCGCCCGCGGATCGCTGACGTCACCGTTGTCGAAGAAGCATTCCATGATCCCGTCAAAAATCTGTTTCCCGACCATCGCGACAAGCGGGTGACCTTGCTTGTCGTGTTCCTGCCAATCACTCGACGACTTCTTGCGAAACCCCATGGGCACAACGCCCCACAGGTATTTCGTCTGAGGCCGCGACTCGTCGGCTTCTTCGTCCGAAAACGTCTTCCCGGAGTCGAGCGCGCGCTTCATCGGACACTTGCCGGTCAGGTGCACCTTCCGCTTGATGAGCACCCTTTCGACGAACGGATGATCGATGATCGGATTCGTCTCAGGATCGAGCCCGACAACCATCCGATTATTCTTACCGACACCGTAGTGCACCGTGATCGGTACGTAGTTCTTACCCTTCGTCAGCGGGTGCTTGTCGTTGTCACGACAGGGCGGGTGTACGTACAAGAGCGTTTCGCCCTTCTCGAAATTCAGATACTCGCCGCCGCCCCGTTGTTGCTCGTCGTAGCCGCGTCGCATTGCATCCATGTTGACGCCAGTCATGTCACCTTACCTTTGCTTCGTGCCTTGCGGCGCGCACCGTTGATCTCTTCCATTCGGCGAATCTTGTCGTCTGTGGAAGGTCGCCGAACACCTTCCGACGGTGATGCCGACACATACCCGTCGTCGTCCTTGTCGCTGCCTCGCGCCGACAGATTCCAGCCGCGAGCCTCGCCAGTTGTCGTCGGCGTCGTCATCCCTTGCGAATTGAGTTCCGAGCGCACCCGCGCGCCCTTGCTCTGAAGCTGATTCGCTTTTTTCTCGAAGGCCCGCACCATGGCTTCGGCCAAAGCAAGGTTCTTCTCAGCAAGAGCGATCGCGTTCTTGTGCTGAACGAAGCCGTCACTCGCCTCGATCCGAACGCGAACCTTCCACTCGCCCGCCTTCGCGTCGCTGGCGAGCACTTCGAGCGCTTGCTGCGCCCGGAAGCGTCGGTACCACGCGTCGACCTGCGTCAGCTCGCCCTTCGCTTCAGCCGCGACCGAGCCCCAATACGCGAGCTGTGCCGACACCCGATCCATCTCGTCAGACAGGTCGGCGCCGATCGGAAGTTCGGCCCCATCGCCTACGATGTAGACGTCGACGACCGTTCCTTGCACCTTGATTCGCTGGCGCGCGAACCGTTCGACGTATTCGGACTCTTCGGTCATTTTCGTTCCTTCTTGGCCTTCTTCTTTTTCTTCGGAACGGCGGCGCTCTCGGCTTCGGCCGCGGCGCGCTTCTTCGCCTCGCGCTTCTTCCGAGACATGTTCAGCCGGCGCTTGGCCTGATCGCTCTGTCGGAACGCCATGCGCCACGATTCCCCGAACGTCGTCGGTGTGCCGTCGTTGATGACCGGACTCTGCACCGTGCGCCCCGGAAACGTCTTCCGGTCGAACGAACCGAATCCGGCGATTCGAACGGACTCGCCCGAGCGCACAAGCTGAAAAACTGCCTCGAAGACGTCTGTCACGACGTCTGCCTTCAGGCCCGCCGCACGCGCGATTTCATGAATTCCTGCCATTTTGATCCTGTCTCTTCCCTAACTACGGGCTTGGGGCCCAGTTCGCTGAATTGAGGTGCCTAACTTTTCCGCCGTTGAAGAAAATCGATACTCCCCGTTCGGGATCGCTAGTCTTTTCAAGAGGCATCGACAAGAGACGACCTCGCTTGATGACCTTTCGCGCCGAACTCCACGACGACGCGAACACGACCACGTTGACGTATCCCTTCTCGCCAAGAAGGCCGAAGAACGCCATTTCTTCCCCGCGAACGTCAAACTTCCGCCGCACATGCGTCACGACGCCAGTAAACACCCCATTCCCCGAGCGAAGAAAGCGCCGGTTGAAGCGGCGCTTCTTGCCAATCTCAGGCGTCGGCCACGCATAATCGCGGGCAGGATGTTCGCCCGCGACGATACGCCCCCAAAAGTCGCTTTCGTCGCCCCGACGCACTGCCACGCGGTAGCGCTCCAAGTCGATCGCGAAATGCGCAATCAGCCGGTTGTACTTCGCGTCGACCGTCGCGTGAACGATCATCGGCGTTCCTGCGTCGGCCCCTATCAGATCGCGATGTGCCTCGAAAATCGGGAAATCGAAGCGGATCCGGAACGCTTCACCGCTGTCGAGCTCGACATTCACATTCGCATAGCGAGCGCCCCAAAACATGCGCGCCCGCTCGCGCTCGGTCGGAAGCTCGCCCGTGTGGAAGTCGCCGATCTGTTGAACCCGCGCGTCGAGCAAGAGCCCGGCCACATACACCGACTCGCCGTCGAGGTCTTGCAACGCTTGCGCGTCGATCCTCGTCAGCGGAACGCCGACATGGTCGGCCATAAAGCCCCGGTAAGCGTCGAGCGGGTGATCGCCGAACGCCAGCGGGTTCACCTTCCCCGCGACGAGCATACGCTCTTCGGGTGTGTGGTCTGGCGCCTTCTTCGCCCGTTCCCAAAAGTCATAGATCGCTTCGCGTCGCTGGCGCTTCTTCGTGAAGCTTCGCCACAGCTCGTCAAGATGCTCTTCGAAGAAGCGCTGATTTGGTATCAAGCCTTCGAAAGCGCCGGCCTGGATCAGCGCGACAACCACGCCGCGATTGCAGCGGCGCCGGTCTACACGCTGAGCAAAGTCGAGAAAGCTCTTGAACGGTTGGCATTGCATGACCGTTGCCGCGGCGCCCTTACCGACACCCCTGATGTCGACCAACGACCCGCGAATGTTGCCGTCGGGGTCGATACTGAAGACGTCACGACTGAACGACACGTGCGGGCTTAGTATCTGCATGCCCGCCTTCTTCGCTTCCTTGGCCAGCGCCTTCAGTCGCGCCCGATCCGGCTCGTTCCGAAGAAGCGCCCAATAGAATTCGGTCGGGTGATACACCTTCAGGAATTGGCACCAATAGGCGATCGTCGCGTAGGCGGTCGCATGCGACTTGTTGAAGCCGTAGGCGCCGAACGCCTCGATCGCTCCGAAAATCTTGCCGGCGAGCTTCGGGGCGACGCCATGCAGGGCCCCACAACCCGCCACGAAGTCAGCGCGCGCGGCCTTCAGCTCTTCGGCCTTCTTCTTGCCGATGGCCTTCCGCAAGCTGTCAGCGACCCCCGGCGAGAAGCCGGCGAGGTCTGTGAAAATCTTGATCACGTGCTCTTGATAGACGATGACCCCGAGCGTATCGGCGCAGATAGCATTGATGATCGGGTGAAAGTCGACCGCGGCCCGTTTGCGCGCGTCTTTCTTGCGCACGAGATACCGCTCGGCCAGACCCGACCGCGTCGCGCCCGGGCGATTTAGAGCGGTCATCGCCGCGATGTCTTCGAAGTCTTCGAAAACGACGTCTTGGCATATCTTGTAGGCGCCCGCGGTGTCGTACTGAAACACGCCCGCGAAGTCGTGTGCTGTAAAACGGTCGAGCACCTTCGGGTCGTTCATCTCGATCCGTTCCATGTCGAGCGCGACGTCGTGCCGTTCCTTCACCGCGCGCACACAGTCGCGGATCACCGTCAGCGTGCGCAGGCCAAGCACGTCGAGCTTCACAAGCCCAACCGACGCGATTTCGTTCATGTCGATCGCGCTGACGACGACGTCTTCGCCCTTGTGCTTCCGGATCTCTAGTGGAATGAGATTCGTCAGCGTGACTGGACTCACGACCACGCCCGCGGCATGGATACCAAGCGTCTTGGCCATACCTTCGAGCTTGGTCGCATAGCGCCTCACCGCCGGGTAGCGCTTGTCGAAGGCCCGGCACGCTTCGAACTCGTCAAAGCTGTCTTCGAGCGTTCGAAACTCGCGCGGGTGCCCGTCGGGTCGCTCCAAGATCGACGGACTGATCGCGGTCACCTCCGACAGCGGCACGCCAACCACGCGCGATACATCCCGCAAGACACTCTTGCCCGACAGCCGACCGACCGTCGCAATCTGACAGACCTTGTCTTTCCCGTACTTGCGCACAAGGTATTCGATCACCTCGCGTCGCCGCGAATCCTCGAAATCCATGTCGATGTCGGGCAAGTCATGGCGATCGGGGTTGATGAAGCGCTCGAACAGAAGACCATGCTCGATCGGATCGATCGACGTGATACCTAGCAGGTAGGACACGAGAGAACCGCCCGCGCTTCCACGGCCCGGCCCACAGAAGATTTCTTCCTTGCGCGCAAACGTATACAGGTCGCGCACGACCAAGAAATACAGGATCAAGCGCTGGCGCTTCAGCGCCGCGAGCTCGACCTTCAAGCGCTCCGCATAGCGCCCGAGCGCATCGCCCGACCCCACGCCGTGCTTCCGAGCGTAGGCCCGCGCACGGGCAGGAATGGCCCGCCACGTCCAACCGTCGAGGCACAGATCCTTCAAGAACCGAAATTCGTCGCCGTCATACTTCTTCGGCATGCCGGGCGTCGGCAACAGGGCGCGCAGGTAGTCGATTTCAATCTTGACGTCGCTTCGCGACGCAAGCTCGACCGTCGAGTCGAGCGCTTCCTTGATGTGCGACTTGCGCAGATACCCATGATGTCGCACGAACGCGTCGCGCATCTGCGCACGTGTTCGAAAATAGAACTCGTCGCCGTCGAACCGAAAACGGTCTTCGTCACTGAGCTTCGCCCCTGTGCCGATACACAGAAGCACATCGTGCGCCTGACTGTCTTCGGGTCGCACGTAATGCGCGTCTTGCGTGGCCAGAAGCTTCGCGCCCGTGCGGTCACGAAGCGTCAGCTCGAACTCGTTTACGCGCGCCTGATCCTTGATCGCATGCGGCTGAATTTCCAGATACAGCCGATCGCCGTATGCTTCGTGAAGACGATCGACGAAGTTCAGCGCGTCGCGCCTGCGCCCCTGCAAAAAGCTGTCGTGCGCCGGCCCGTTCATACATCCGGTCGAGAGCGCCAAGCCTTCGCTGTATTCGCACAGCGCGTTCAGGTCGACTCGGGGCTTGTAGTAGAACCCGTCGACGAACGCCGCCGAAGAGAGCCGTTGCAGATTCAACATGCCCTCTTGTGTGAGCGCCCAGCATGTCGTGTGCCAACGGTCGCGAATCCCTTCGCGCTCTTCGAACGCCTTCAACGTTCGTCGCCGATCGTTCTTCTTCACCCCGACGAGCAACGCCGCCTTCTCTTCATCGGTGATTCCCTTCCGGTGCATGTCGCGCGACACGTAGAACTCGATCCCGTAGATCGGCTTGATACCCGCCTTCTCGGCTTCCTTTCGAAGCTGTAAGTAGCCGCGCATCGACCCGTGCTCGGTGAACGCGAGCGCCGGATTTCCACGCGCCTTCGCTTCTGCGACGTAGTCGCCAATCAAGCCACAACCGTCGAGCTGCGACATGTCGCTATGCGTGTGCATGTGAACGAAGGATTCAGAGTTACTTGACACGCTTGTGCGCCTCCAAGGTGTATCGACACACCTCCTTTAGATTTTCGTCGAAATCCTTGTCGAGGATCCAGTGAAGATACTTTCGCCCGCGCGCCGTCATCACGAGCTTCGACAGCGTATGGCCCCGAAACCTACCGAACTGAAGCAGCGCATCGGTACCGTCAGCGTTGATTCGATACTTCCCTGTCGAGCGCATAGGAACGAGTCTTGGCCGCTCGACCTCCTTGATCAGGCTGACCGGCGGAAGCCCTTCGACCGGCTCGCCTCGCGCCCACCTCCGAAGCTCGTCAAGGGTTGGCATGACGAATCCCCTCGACGACCTCGCGAACAACACGCGTCAACGTGACACCTTCGTTCCATTGCGCGATACGCCCAAGCGGCCGCACCTTCGGCCCCCATGCCGGGCGCTCTTGCATTGCGACAAGCTTGCCGTAGGTCGTCGCAAGCGGCCCGTCGATGTGCCAGCCGTCAGGAAACAGATAATTCAGATCGGACGTCACAGCATCTTCAGGCGCCACGCCGCTGAACTCGCACACGTAACCTGTCTCTTCGCCGTGATACAGCCGGTGAATTGCACAACCCGGGGTGTGTGGCGTATACACAACATCCCATCGAAGGTATCTGTCTTTGTTGGCGCGAATCGGAAGCATGTTCAGCGCGACGGCCATCGCGTCGCGCGCTTCTTCTTCGTGCCCAAGCAAGCACGATTCCCACATCGGCAACGTTTCGAAGACGAGGTCGGCAGAACTCGCGAGCGCGCCCACGGTCTGCACGACCGTCAGCCCCGCCGACAATCGCTTCACGAAATCGCGCCAATCGAACGACACTGCATACCGCCTCGAAGTCACTTCGGGGTCAGACAGCCCAACCACGCCCGCGGGCATCGCCGTCAACCGCGTCTTGCGCCAATGGGCATGGTGAACAGCTTCCGACACCTTACGCGGGCACAACACGACCGACCCTCGTTCAAGAAGGCCCGTCGCAAGCGTGTATTCGCCGTAAACGACACCGAGTTCGTCAAGCAACGCCAACACCTCTTGCGAACGTTCGAGGTACTTGAACGCGGGCAGATACGCGGCCTGACCGAGCACCGTCGAGCGCTCGACAAGCACGACCGAATGACCCCGCGCCCGACACAGGTAGGCCGCGATCAGCCCTACGACATCGCCCCCGCTGACACAGACGCGCATCGGGATCCCCAATCTATGACGTAAGGGCCTTGGGTATGCGAATTGCGCCCTTGCCGATGGCCCGCGCGATCACTTCCGCGACAACTGAAACGCCTTCCTTCCCGACCTGACATGTCCGCGACAGATACCGACCTTCGACGAGGTCAGCCGGCGAAAGCGCCTTCGCACCGTGTGCGGGCAAGAGCGATTCCAGCGTGTCGCGGTCGAACGGGAAACAGAACTGTAGACTATGAGCATGAGCAGCGAGAATGATACGCGCGATCGGCCGCCTCGAAATCCGCTTTCGGTGATCGTCTGTGTCTCGTTGCGTGACCTTTGCGCACAGCGTGACGTAGCGCGCCGACTCTGCGCGATCGATCAGAAAGAGTTGACCGTCTTTTGCGCTCGCTCGGTCGGTCGCGAACTCACGCCCCGTCGCTCGCTTCACGCGCGACACGAACAAGTCGACCAGCAAGCGCGTCGCGTCGAGGTCTTCACGCGCCTCGACCGTGCCTCGGTTGATAGCCCGGGCGATCGCTTCTGCGACGATCGAAGCGCCTTCCTTCCCGAGCTGACAGGTGCGCGACCGATACCGCCCCTCGACGAAGTCGGCGGGCGCAATCTTTTTCACCGCTGGCGCCGGCAAGAAGGATTCCAGTTCTTCCCGACCAAAGGGAAATCGGAACTGTAAGCTGTGAGTCCGCACGGCGAGAATGATGCACGCGATCGGTCGCCTCGAAATCCGCTTTCGGTTGTTGCTCGAAGCGCGCTTCACGACCTTCACATACAGCGTGACATAGCGCGACGACTCGACCCGATCGATCAGAAAGAGTTGACCGTCTTCCGCCGTCGCTTGATTCGCGGCAAGCTCACGATGTGTCGCCCGCTGAAGCCGCGAAACAAACCATTGCAGGAGCAAGAGCGTCGCTTCGAGGTCTTCGCGCGCCTTCTCGCGCAAGGCCCGCGTCGCGAACTGACGCGCCTTCACAAGCGCCACAGCGCTCTTCTTCTTCGACTCGTCGCTTCGATTCCGAATCTTGCGCGGCTTCGGCGACCCGCCGTCTTCGTCAGGATGTGCAATCGTGATTCGCCCGTTTCGGATCCCGTAGCGATCGATCGCCCTTGTGAGCCATTGTTGAAACGCCTCGCTCTCGCCCATCGCGAACGCATACACGCGGCGCTTGCCGTCCACATCGCGCACCTTCCGAAGCTTCAGAAGATCGCGCGCCTTGTATCCCTTCACACGAACCAAGCGCTGAAGAGCGACACAGCGATCACGATAGACACAGGGCATGCGCTCTTCAGGCGTGCGAGCGCGCGCACGACCGTCACACTCGGGGTTACCCCGATCGTATTTTCGCAAGCACACGGGCAGTTTTCGCCCGTAGTCAACCGTCTTTTCCGTCACGGCCGCCTTTCCACATACGCCCGAACTATCGCGAGGTCGGTCAGGTCGCTGAAATCGCGCCCAATCAGCTCGATCGCCGCGTCCCGAATGCGCCGAACGGCCCAATCGACCTCGTTCTTCGACAGGCCCAAATATCGGCCGATCAGCGGAATCGTCGGCTCGTCGGCAAGTTCGTCGAGCATGAGCATTCGCAGGCCCCGGGGCGGATCGAACTTGCAGCGAAGCACCTGTCGATCGCGCTCGCTGAGCTCGCCTTCAAGCGCCGTTTGAAACGCCGTCGCCGTCTGGTTCGCATCGGCCTCGACGAGCGGCGCATCGGGCGCGCTGAGCGTCCCCTCGAAGGAATCCATGAAGTCGCTGACCGGCTGAGTCGTGCTCGGTTCCACGAATGGCAACGAAAGCGTCTTTCGCTTGCCGTCTTCCGCGACGACGAACACGTGCGGCCGCCGCGCCTGTGCCCGTTGCACTGCCCACACCTTCAAAAAGTGCCTGCGCACCGCAATCTTCGCGAAGTTGAAAATCCCGCCACGACTGTCGTTGTAGTCGTATTTTCGCAACGCGAGCAAGAGCCCGAAGCGCGCTTCTTGGATCGCTTCGGCATAGGACATGCCGAGCTGTCGCGCGAACTTCCGTGCGTTCGACTGAAGGATCGGCCGCACCATCACTTCAACCGCTTTGTAAATTGCGTCGTGATGGTCGTCCATGAGAGCCGAGCCCCTATGTCAGATCGGTTACGCGTTGCTTCATGATTCGGAACACGTCGAGCGCCAGCGTCGACACGCTGCGCACGTGAACGAACTTCGCGCCGGTGTCGGCGTTGAAAAACTGTGCAGGGTCGTCGGTGCCCGCGCCGATACAGATGACCTCGACGCCCGACTTCGTCACCATGCGAACGACATCGCGAAGATGCGCATGCAAGGCGCCCTCGTCGGCATACTCTTGCTGATCGGCGCACCCGTTCCATGTGGCGGGTTGGCCGTCACAGATGACGACAAGAATCTTCCGCGCTTCACGACGGACGACGAGCCGTTGCCAGGCCCACATGACGGCTTCGCCGTCGACGTTACTACCTATGCCCCGAATGCCGCCGAACGCCGCCCGCGACTCACGGATCGAGTCACCGAACGCCTTGAAGACGAAATGATGAAGCGGCGGTCGACAGAAATACGGGCCCGAGAGATCGTCGACCGTGATACCCGTCGGCACAAAATCCTGCGCCGTGAAACCGAGCCATTCATTCGCGATACCGAGCGCCGACCACGACTCAGCAAGTGCAATCGCCGTTCGCAGCGCGTAATACGCCCCGTTACCCAACATCTGGTTATCGCCCATCGACCCCGAGCAATCGACGAGCCCGGTGATCGCCGTGTTTAGGTAACGCTTGCGCGTCAACTCAGCGAACAAGTCAGTTGCGCCGACTCGCACATCGGCAAGAACGTGCTCGTCAACGTCGCCGCGTTCGAGACCCGGGCGAACACGCCTACGAGCCCAAGCCGACACGAGCGCGCGTTGCTTCTGCCTTAGAACGCGGATCTGTGCCAACACTTCGGCACGCGCGCCAGCGTATACCGCCATGTTGCCGATCACCGACACGACCGCGTCGAGCGCATGCGCCTTCGGGTGCGGGATATACCGACGATTCAAGGTCGCATCGCGGATCACATGCTTTTCGAGCCCGACCCGGATCTCGACGAGCATGTCGATCGATCCAGCGTCATCGACAGGCGCCCGCTCACCGCCCGCTTCACCATCTGGCTCGGGATCTTCCGGGCCGTCAGTTTCGCTTTGTTTCTCGCGTTGTTTTCCGCTTTGTTTCTCGCGTTGTTTTCCGCTTTGTTTCTCGCGTTGTTTTTCTTCGTGCCGATGCTTCACCTTCTCGAAAATGCGCTTCGCGACGTCGAGCGACGCATCGCACCATTCGCCGACGCCCCCGCGCATGCACGCGAGCTCGGGTTCACACAAGGTCAGATACTCGCCGAATTCAGCGTCAGCCCACGAAGCGTCAAGCCCGTGCGCGCGCAGGATCAGCGCGGCCCCGAACGACAACCACCATCCCGCGTCGTGCTTCTCGGCCCATTCGCTTGCGGCTTGCAGGTTCAACGCCGCGAGATTCTGCGCGACGCCGACATATTGTGCGCTGTAGCGCTTCTCGATCCGCACGTCTTCGGCCACGTTCAAAAGCAGCTGAACGCGCCGGTCAGTTTCGGCGCGCAACGTCTCGACCGGGGTCGTTCGGAACGCCTGCCTGTGTCGGCGCTCTTCCGACACGTGACACACTTCATGATCAAGCATGCCATGCAGCAACTGTCGCGCTTCAAGGGGCAGATAATCGGCGGTGAACGGAATCCGAATAACTTCGCCGTCAGTGTCGCACTTCGTGCCCGTCGGAACGATCCGCACGTTCCACTCCGACGACATCGCCCGCGCAATACGCGTGAACGGGCCAGCGAGGCCCAACAACTCGACACAAACCCGGCTCATACGCCGCCGCCGAAGTGGCGCTGAATGATGCCCGAGACGAAAGCGCTCTCTTCGACGGGTAGGCGATTCGTCACCGTGTAGCGGGCGGCCCGGGCAGGGTCGCCCATGCGCGCGGCCTTCTTCGCCCACATGACCAGCCGTCGGGGCGAAAAGCTCGAAGTCATCGCGTCGCGTTGCTGCGCTTCGCGAATCTTGGTCGCCGCCGCGACCATCTTTTCAGCGGTAGCGAGAGCGATACCCGACGCCTGAACGAGCCGTCGCACCTCGCTGTCGTTGTCGGGGTAGGTGAGGTTTATCACCGTGTGAAAGCGATCAAGAAGCGCCTCGTTCATCGGCGCCGTGCCCGCATACAGCCCCGACTCGTCGCCCCATCCCAACGTGTTCGCCGTGGCGATGAAGCGAAACCGCGGATCGAAAGTCACTTCCTGCCCGCCGCGATCCGAGGTCAGCACGAGCGACCGATCGGCTTCCAGGACCGGAAAGAGCGTAAACATCACTTCGGGCGGCCCCGCGTCGATTTCGTCGACCAACAACCAGTGACCCCGCGTCGCCGAATCGGGCAAAAGGCCGCGCTCGTATTGCGTCACCGACTGACCCGTCGCCGCGTCGACCGAAAGCGTCTTTGCGCCGACGAGGTCGCTGACACGCATGTCGCCCCGAAACGGTAGCCGTCGCAAGGGGCTGTTCGTGATCGCCGCAAGCTCCTTGACGAGCGTCGACTTGCCGACCCCGGGCGGTCCTACAATTAGGACGTTTTCGTCGTCTTCGATGGCCAGCGCCAGCGCGTCGAGCGCTTCCCGCTCGACCTCCCCGAGCGTCCAATCGTCATCGTGAATCGGAACGAAGCGCTGATCGTACTCGTCGCACTCGCGCATGGCCATCCGAGCGACGCCGAACTTGAACGCGCGATCGTCGGGCGACGAAGCCACCTTCCGTCGCGCCGTCTCAGACAACAACGGTGCGCCCGGATGTCGCACGCGATAGGGCTCGATCCCCTCGTGTCGCGAGACGATGTGCAGGTCGAGCCGGTGATACCACAGCGAGCAATCGCGACACTGCACCTTCTCACGACCGCGATCGTCGTGTCGCTGGCGTGCGCTTCCCATGACTGACTGAATCCTTCAACTGACAGGGGCGCACTTGATAACGCGCCGCCGTCACGATGGTCAAGTGTCATGTGCACATTCCACAGCAATAGATACTACACCGCCGCTTCAACACCGCAATAAAACCCCCGACGAATACAGGCTCGAATTATATGGCTTGAACCGGGGTGAGTGTCTGAACCCCGCTATCGGCACTTGCCGATAGTCTTCAACCTACAGTCTTTTCTGCCAGGCTTTTCGCGCTTGCCTTATCAAGGCCGCCGTGCGCGGCGCCCGCGATGACGTCCACAAGACGGCCTCGTCAACGGCCTTGTGGGCCTGTTCCCGGGTCGACTCGCCCGGGTCGAGCTTCCGGCCGTCGGCGGTCTTGGCGGGCAACTTGGCGACGTAGATGGCCTCGAAATGCAGCGCTAGCCGTTCAGCTAGTTTATACGGTGCGAGCTCTTCTTCGGGGTCGAGCATGACCGTCACCGCGGCCCTTGGCGGAAGCGCGCGCAACATGTCGAGCTGTTCGTCGTGTAGCTCCTTGCCTCCGAGCGCCAGCGCCGGAAGGTCGTGCTGATACAGGCGCACAGCGTCGAGCGGACCTTCACAGAGCACGATGTCACCCGTCACCCGAGACACGTGCCAGCCGATCAGCAAGCGCCGATGATCTGCCCCGGGCGGATTCAGATACTTGGGTCCGAATACATCGTCAGACATCGCGCGCGCCGTCCATGAGACGCCAGCCGGGCAGTCAATCGGGATGATCAGCCGGTCGCCGTACTTGCCCTTCCGACAGTACCCAAGGCCCCACGCGCGCGCCGTGCGCGCCTTCACGCCGCGTTCTTTCAGGTAGCGCGGCACCTGCCACACGGGATCGCGCTTCGGGTCGTATATCTGAACGTAATAGTCGGGCAGGTCGACGTTGACGTTCGGGGTCGCCTCGTCTTCGACGATTGCGTGCGGCCTGAGCGCCCGCACCCGATCAGCCAGCGAGAACACGTCTTGCTTCCGCCGAAGCTTGACCGAACGCGTGAAAATGAACCCGCGCGCCTCGCTCCACGTGATGCCCTCGACCTGAGCCACCAAGCCGACGACCGTGTGCGCGCGAAAGTCGCACTTCCAACACACATAGGCGCCCGTCTCTGTGTTGATGTAGAACCCGCCGTATCGATCGCAGGCCGGACAAACCGCCGTCATCTCGTTGCCGTTGCCGGCTTGTACAGTCTTGACCTTCGTCAGGTTGCCTTCGACGTAATCTTCAATGTCGAACCGCACTAGGTCACCGTTTCGACTTCACGTAGACGCGCACGCGTGATCCGCACGGCCCGCCGCTGAACGTCGAAGCCGAGAAACTGACGGCCCGCGAAGACGGCCGCCACGCCCGTCGCGCCTCGACCACAGAACGGGTCAAAGACGAGGTCGTCAGGCTTCGAGCTGTTGTCGATCAACTTCGCGATCAAGCTGACCGGCTTCTCGGTCGGCCCGGGCGCTCGACCTCCGAGCGACGTCTTCGACACTCGCTTACACGCGAGCACCGACGTGTGCGCATGCAGATTCAGCTTCCGCTTCCCCTTTTCCAGGAACACGACGAACTCGTGCTGATTGGGGTAGTGGTAGCCCTGCCCGCGATGCAACTTATCCCAGACGATACGCTTCCACCATGTGAACGAGTCCTTGCCCCGCTCCTTGGCCATCGCCGCGACCGCGGCCCGGATGACATCGCTCGTGTCGTCGTCGGCGAAAATGTATAGATGCGAATCAGGCGCCATGACCCGGTAAAGCTCGGCCAAGAGCTCCGGGAAGCGTTCGTTGGGCATGATCGGAAACCAATCGCGCAGGCGCGGAATGCGCGTTCCTGTCAGCTCGCCCGCGGCCTTCTCGCGCTCGTACTTCCGAATCCGCGCCTTGCTGTCTCGGTGCTTTTCTAGCGACGCATAGGGCGGGTCGGTCACGACCAGATCGACAACGCCGTCGGGCATAAGACGCATGGCCTCGAACGCGTCGCACTTGAACACGAGCGCGCGCGCGTCGACCGTCGCAATCCAGTCTGAAGCGCAATCCCAGCGCCAACGAAGCGCGTCAGTCGTCGTCGAGCTCGTCTTCGTCGTCTCGCTCGTCGTCGTCATCGTCATCGTCATCTTGACCGCCTTCCTTCACTTCCTTCATGGTCATACATGCGAAGTCACACTCGACGTTCACCATGAAGCGCGAGTCGCCGTCACGATACTTCCCAAGATAGAGTTCCATCAGGCGCGCGCCTTCCTTCACGACAGGCTCGCCAATCTCGTCACCGTCGTCGTCGAAGTCGTCGTCGTCCGCTAGCACGGTCTTTCGACCCTTGCGCTTCATCTCGGCCGGATCGTTGATCGACATCACCATATCTGCGATCCGGCTCTTGTCGTATGCCTCGGAGGTCGCTTCAGCGGTCGCGACCTTGGTCGCCCACTCGCGCCCTGCGTGCGTCGAGCTCATGACGAAATAGCCGTCTTCTTCGGCGAGCTCCTTGGCGGCCCAATACACTTCGGCTTGCTGAAGCCGGAAGTTGCCGCCGTAGGCTTCGAGCGCGCGAAGGTGATCGGCGCTGTCGAGAAAGATGGCATCGGCCTCGAAGCCATGATCCTGTCGGATGTCTTCGATCGCGTTGCGCACATCCTGAATCGTCGCCGACCGCACGGGCATCGACACGATATGCAGACGATTGCGAAACTGTTTTCGGGCCTTCTTCATGCGCGCCCGAATGGCCCGAAGCTCGCTCGGCTTGAAGTCGTAGCCCTTGAACTTCTGGTATTGAAGCCCCGTCCAACGTGAGTCTTGACGCGCGGCAATTTGCCGGGCAGGCATTTCGAAGCCGAAGTAGATCGCCCTGTATCCCCGCGCGACGCATGCTTGCGCGCTATTGGTCAGAAAAATCGACTTTCCACGGCCCGTCGTGCCCATGATCAACGCAAGTTCGCCCTTGCGCCCGCCCCCTGAAAGCGTCTTGTCAATGCGCGGGAACCCGAGCGGAATCGTCGTGAACTCGTCGGGGTGCTCGCGCTCGTACTTGCGCTGAGCTTGGCGATCCTTGAACTCTTCGATCCATCGAATGTGCGTGTAGTTACGCTGACGCGTGACACTTCGCGACGCCTTCGCGATGGCCTTCTCGGCCTCGTCGATCTTGCCCTTTTCGAGCAAGGTAGCCGACTCTTCGATCGCCAGCTGAACTCCGACGTGTCGCACGAAGCGTTCGAGCTCTTCGAGCACCGCTTGCGGGTCTTTCGCGCGGGTCCGAAACACCTTTCTCGCGAGTAGCAGATAGGGGCGCCGCTTCTCGACCTTGTCGAAGTCGCGTCGAGCGCGCGAAGCAACGATCTTGCCCGACGTTCGTTCGTGATACTTCGTCCAATTCTCATGAATGACCGTCCACAACCACGCCCGCTCTTTCGTCGCAAAGTGATGTTGCTGGCACACACGAGCGGCCCGCTTCAAGAACGACTCGTTGCGCAGCGACTCGCTCAGAACCGCGTCTTCAAAAGAGGCGTCAAATTCCACGCGCCCGCCACTGTTGACTGACTCGAAACTGCAACGGGCAGCCTTCCGCAAGTGGTACAGAATCCCCTACGGCATGCACGGGATACGACTTGCGTGACCGTTGC